GGGGGAGGCAGTGACACACCAGCGGGTGGTACGGGGGCACCATTAGCTGGAGTCTCCTTAGCCGGAGCAGCCTGCGTAGCGACTGGAGCAGCTTTCTCTGGTGTTGCGCTTGCTGACTTCATTGCATCATACTGAGCCTTAGTCATGAACTTCTTGACTTCGTTGTACGAGCCAGGAACACCCCTTTGACCAGGCACAAACTCGACGTACGCCAAGCGACCGTTGTTTGTTTCAGTCAAGAACCATGAGTCGTTGATCTCTTGGGCGGTTTCAATGTTTTCCTTGGAGTACCCAAGAGATTCAAGAACAGTTCGAAGTGCCGCCATGCGACCACGAACCTGCTTATCAGTGAGTCCTGGGAGAGCGTTCCCACTGTCATCGTAAGGAAGGCTCAGGAACGTAAACATCTTGAATCCGTTCTCGAACTGTACGTGAAAGCGGCGAGTGCCTGGTTTGTCGCTAGCTCCAGTCTCAATGTTTACGATAGAAACGGGATAGACACCGGGCTCAGGGACTGAAGATCCCAGAGAACTGATACCTTGAAACGCGTTGCCGGAAATTTTAATGGCCATGATAGGCTCCATTGTTTGGGTTGTTGGTCAGAATGACCGGGGGGTTAAAAATTATTTACTTGGTGGTGGGGGAGGCAACGCTGGTGAGTTTGCTGCCTTTGTTTCTGTCTTCTGAAAGTCAAAGAGAGACCGATTACCCTGCTGCAACAGAACGCCACGGGCGATGCCGTCTTGGCATGCCCAGCGTAGATGTAGTGGGTTGTCAGTCCGACCTGACACTGCTGACTGGATAGCATCTCGAACAGCAGTACCATTCAACATATCGTCTGCCACAGATTGAGCAACCTCATCTTGCCACTCAAGCCCAGGAAGTCGGCTTAAACGGTAGTTACTTTCGCTTGCACGAAGTATTTCCCTAAGATTTCCAGGAGTCTTTTTGGTGCAGATACCTGTGCGATCACCAGTCACCCACTCAGGGTTTGTCGGGTCACAGTAGTAGATACCAGGAAACCATGGGTCCGGATAATTGGGATCAACCATGGCTCTTATGTTTACGTCACACCAAGAGGGGAGAGTCTCAACTTGATTCCTTGAAGGAACATCTGGGCCACCAGGACAGAACCTGCCGTCAGCGTTTGTGCCTGGCATACGCTCATGAAACGTCATGACCAGGTGAACACCGAGGTGACGAGACAAGTGAGCAATCTCAAGAAGGTGTTGATTCAACTGTTGGTAGGGAAAGAACCTGTCTTTCTTACCGCTTCGACCTGTAGGCGACTGCTCGACCCATTCCAGCATAGAGCGTTTACACATGTGACTGAGGTCATCAACAACAACGGCACCATATTCGAGAGCTTTGCCTGTGTCTGCAAGAGAGCGGAGAAGTGTTACAAGCTCGCTAAGATTCTTTGGTGGGTCAGGGTGAACCGATGGAGTGAAGCCCAATTCATTTTGTGCTACAAGGGTTATTGCTGATGGCACGCCAAGGAACAGCGCGGTCGGAAACGCGGCAAGTGCGTCGCTCGTTTTCTTTTGTTTTGGTTTACCGTAGATGGTAACCATCACGGTTGGAAGCCCACTATCAGATGTCATCAGTTTCTCCAGGTTGGTCATAGCTTTGGGTTATCAAGACTAACAGACGCAGATTTTCTGCACCGGTCAAATTGTGGCTGCTTCGCCGTAGAAGCACATTTTAATTGCAGCGCACGCACCATATCGACCGACACATGAGGTTTCGTGTTGAACCTTTGGCCAGTTCCAATACTCAGGTAACTCAAGATCTAAACGTGCAAGACTGTGCTCAGCGCGCCAGAGCATGTCAGCAAAGTGCTTATCTCTGTGAGGAGTTGCAGGAACCATAGGCCGCGCAACCTTCCATGGCTCTTGTGTCTGAATGAGGTTCAGTGCGACACCGCCGAACTCAGCACCATAAAGCTGCTTACCCATGATTCTAAACGCCGCAAACCCACCATCGACGGCATAGCCATCGACGCTACCATTCACCGAGACACGGGCTTGGTGTTTGTGATCCCAGATGAAAATCTTTCCTGCGCGGTCGCGGATGACGAGGTCAAGCCTTCGTGTGAGGACAATTGCGGCACCGCAGTCAGGGTGGCCCGGGCAGTTTAGTGGGGTAGGAATTATCTTCCCGCCGTCATAAGCTTTTGCCGAGGCTGCTCTACGGTTAAAATGTTGGTCTTCGGGATGCACAACCCATAAGCCCCACTCATTATCCTTAGTCCCGAGGACTGCAGTAACTGGGTACTCGACAGCAACGACGTCACCCGGACACTCTGGATACTTATTCATATAGTTATGAAACGTTTCAATCATACGATCAAGGTGCTCATGCCCACCGTTGGTGCCGCACCACATTTCTACGGCCTCTTCAGGATCCAAAAAGATAGTGGGGTCATCGTGCCATGTCTCATCAACCCAAACGCCAGAGGGCGTCTTTGCCCCCCAGATTGCGTGTTGATGCGCTTGGATTACGTGGCCCATGCTACCTCGAGTGAGAGCACTGGCAGGGATTAGGCTCTTGTTCAAACGGTTTTGATACGCGAATAACTGAGGGCAGCGGAAAAAAGATCCGATACGTGACCAACCACGGGATGACCTACCTGCATCAATAAGTATTTTTCTCATTCGAAACACCCCCGCCTTTCATTTTCCAGACGGTGACGGGCGCTTCGTGCGATCTTCCACAGCTTTCGCTTTTGAGCTTCCAACATTACTTGTTGGGGATCAAACCCATCTTGAACAAGAGATGTCCAAGGGATTGTCCGACGGTGAAATCTTTTATCGCTCAAGTCCATCATGCTAACACCCCTCTTTGGTCTTGCTGTTATTAGTTTTTTGTAGGAGTAAACTGTGAAGGTCTTTTCGTAATGCAGCGGTTTGCTTTTCAGTCCAATCAGCCCGCCGAGAAAAACCTTTCGATTCACGTTTGTTAATGTGACACTGCACAACCTCAAAAATAATCTTATCGATTACTTGTCGGTCCTTAAACGGCCCGTAAAAAAATATGTCTCTTGGTGGTTTGCACCTAGATCCAGGCCATCGATCAAACTCTTTTATATGCGCGTACGGACTTTTTAATTCGTTTCTAAAGCGCCGTACGTGACGTGATCCGTTCTTCTTTGTTGAGTTCGTTACAGGGCTAAAACAAGCAGAACAAACCCAAAACGGACCAGCGTGTGTTCTATCTTTCTTAGCTCGCTTAGCCTTTAAACATTTCGGGCAACGGAGAACACCGGCACTTCGATTCCAGCAAGGAGGTGTGGTTGGTAGGGACCTAAAAACACCCGTCAATTCTTGCGTCTCGGACTTCCCGCAGTCGTCGCAAATAAACTCGACTTTAATCATACTACCTCCAGTTTGCTAATAATGCTGCTTACAAGGGCATCTTCATCCTCCATACCCAACAACTTGTCGCCCAACCCTTCAAGCTCATCGGCTTTTAAGAACGTTTCAATGGGGCCAAACTTCTCAACCAGTATTTCTACGACTCGTTCATCGTAAGTGCCTGTAGCAACTACAACTTTTAACAATGTTGCGCTTCCGCCGAGTCGGTCGAATCGACCTTTCCACTGAACGAAATCGCCAGGCCTCCACGGGAGCATAGCGAAAATGGCGAGGTCCGCAGTCTGCATACCGTCGACACCCGTCCCAACGCTCTGGCCTGTTGCGATTAGACAACAAGGACCGTTGGATTCCCTAAAGGTATCGACCATCATGTCGCGCTCCGACTCGGGCACACCCCCGTGTGCCATCCAGACTGGAACCTCGCCTAAGGCTTCATCACCGCGTTTAAGGGCTCGACGCAGATCATGCTCCCACAGTTCTGTTTCTCGCCTCCGTGCAGTAAAGATGACAACCTTTCCCCCACCCTTTAAACCTTCTATCGCCTCAGTAACAACATATTTTCGCTTACGGCTACACGCTTCTGCTAATCGAGCTTCGACAACACGCTCTCTTGCGAGAGGATTTGATCGTGCTTCTCGTACAAAACCGCGCATAGCTTGACCAAATGTCTGGTTATCATTCCATCTATCGGCACGATTAAGTTCAGTTGAGCTTAAGTAGACAACTTGAACCCGGGTATCAGGTAGTGACGCATGAGACTCAGAGTAGGGAACCTCATGTACGATAAACGAGCAGCGAGCCTTAAGCTCAGGCAGGTTGCTCGCACCCGTATCATCGAGTCCACCATACCTGCCGGGCCGCGCTGCACAGTATCTGTCAGCAAAGTTTGAGTAGCTGTGCGAGAAGCCACCAGGAGCTAACAAGTCAAGCTGAGACCAAAGCCTTCTGGGTCGGCCATCATCCAGCGGTGTAGCGGTCAACCCAATACGAAGATCCAAACTCTTTAACCGGCTCAGATCCATGGCAGCCACAGCACGATTCTCTCGGTCGATAGCAGAGTTTGCGCGGTTACTCGCAGCCGTCTTTCGTCGCTCGAAGGACACGCTACCATCAGCTTCTTGGATAGCAGTCCACCTTTTACGGCTTCCGTGCGTGTGAATCTCATCCAGTATTAGTACGCTCGGTTGGAGGTTCTTCGCCAACGAAGCCCTGTCTGCGAGAGCTTCTGACCCCATGATTACAAACGGTCGTTGCGATTCGTCACTGCACATCTCCATGTAGTCTTCATACGTTTGGTCTTTCTTGCGCATTTCTGATGACGGCTTCACTCTAAATGGTTTTAGGTGTGTGTACTCTTGAACCTGACTCCACCAAACGTGACGCGCCTTCGCAGGACAAACGACAAGAATCGGACCACGACGAGCAAGAGAAGACATGATTGCGCCGAGAGTTTTACCCGAGCCACAGGCCCAGACATTCATTGACCAGGGGCGTGTCCTTGCCCATTCGACACCCATAAATTGGTACGGTGTTGCAATCTCGGCTACGTGGCTTCGTAGCTCGCCGGAACGAATAAGTTCATCAACTTTCTCAGCCCCGCGCACCTTTAAGGTTTCGAGATCACCCGAGTCGTTTGACCACCCTGTAATAGATTCGATGCCCGTCGTTAAGAAGTTGTACTCGAATCCGTTTTGCGTGAGTAATCCTTCGACCAACCAAGCAGCGTGCAGAGGCGAATAGATTTCGCATGATACAGTTTCTTCCCTTTGCTCATACGGCGCGTTCTTCAAACGAAACTTACGGCCATATGCCCGACGCCCGTACACAAGGGTACCAGGAACCAAGACCTCGAAGCCTTCGAGAAAGTTTAGATCGAGGGGAGGGCGCACAAAATATCGGATGTTCGGTTGTCCGTTCATGACCCGACAATATGCCAACCGTGACAGGGTGTCAAGGACTAAAGTTGACGTACCCTGTTTTTTGGGCTACCGTTGTGGTTCAACTGGAGACGGTATGTCAGATAGCGCATTTTCACGCTTCATGAGAAAGTCACGGGAATCAAGAAAGTGGTCGCTTGCAGACCTATCTCGATCCGCAGGGTTAAGTCAGTCTGAGGTTAGTAGGATTGAGTCGGGAGCCCGTTTGCCCACGATGAGGCACGTTAAGGGTTTAGCCGAAGCATTCTCATCCTCCCCTAAACAAGGAAAGAATGAGCCTATTCGCTACGAAAGTTGGGTAGCTCATTTGGTTGATCTGGGGGAACGTGCAAGAATTGATGCCAGGAGTGGGCCTGGTCGGTGGTCACGCCGATGAGATATATGAAACAAATGGATACAACCGAAGAATTAGCGTCACTGTACATTGTTACGGAAAACACAAGTCAACTTCTATACGCACTCGAAGATCTTGGGTACGACGATTTGGATGTGTGCGCTATCGATGGTGGCTTCGGCCTCTTCATTGATGATACCCTACTCGCCGTCGGGTTAGCCGAAGACCCTGTTGAGGCAACAGAAAACCTTCTAGACCGAGCCGCAGACATCTTTTACCACGACATCATAGAAGTTTAATGGCCAGATGTGGGCGATGCGGCTTGTTCAAGCCATACGATGAAACTAGCAAACAGGCAGGCGTCTGTTTAATGTATCGGGGGCTTCAGATACCTGAGGACGCTCTTTGGGAGCACCGGACTTGCCCTGAGTACATTCAGAAGATTCCCGATTGGTCT